TTTAACCAAAATGCCGGGTTAAGACCCGGAACTGTTCGTTACCACCTCCTCGCCTCCGACAGGTTTTAACCTGTGGTTAGTGCGACCTATCCTTGACTTGACAATGTCAAGTGTAGGAGAGAGAACTAAGACCTTGAGAATTAGGTCCTATTATATTCCATTAGATATAATAGAATATGGATTGGTTAATCCAACCGGAGGGTTTACTTACCGCCGGCAGCCAGTCGTCAGGTTGCGGAATGAAATCCAGTACAAACTCGAACAGAGAGGAAACCCGAAAGGGTCCCACCTCAGGGCGGTTTATACTTAGACTACATTCTACAATAGACAGTGCGATCACCTTGCTAAGGGTGCCCAAACTCGCAGTTACAGATGTAAAAGGAGTGTCTCGAAAGAGTAAGCTTCTGAAGCTGTACTTCATTCGGGACTTGGGCTTGCCAAGGGTGGTGATCGAGGCTCTATCTTAGAATCTAAGGAATTTCCAAAGATTAAGAGCTGCAGACTATTGCATTAATACAATTTAGAACATGAAAAGATTATTATCTCTTACACGTTCCAAACATATTAATAGGGTGGAGCGTAATGTTACTCATTACCTTCGAAAAGGTTCTGTGTATAGTTACACTCTGACCCTAGTCTGACTTCTCTCTTTAAAAGATATCAGAAGTGATCTTTTACGGCTATCAGAGAGGATCGTGTATACATGATCCAAATCTGGTAGTGGTTTTACGGTACATTATTTAAAAGAATGTTTCCGTTTAACCTGTAAAAGTGTTGCTGGCGAGACTACTGGACCTTCGGGTCCTGCTAGAGTCGCCTCTCGTCGTGGGCTACCTTTGATAATCCCTGGTCCTCTCCGTCTCTTAATCGAGAAGAGAGAGCCAAGGGCTATTAAGGTGGTCCTGTCTCTGTTAAGCCTATATAGGGTAATGTTTGCCTTCCCTAAGCGTAAGTTGGAAACAATTACGCAACCCTTTAATGGGTTAGTAGACACTCTTCCTTCATATGAAGTTGAGCGGGTCTACAAGGAAAGCTTTAAGGGAAACCTTGAAGCGATGTTACCGGCTGAAACTCGATTCTCATTTATGAGAAGAGAGCCAAAGTCGGCCATCACTCCTTCAGGAAACCTCTTACCTCTATATACTGCAGGTCCTAATGGTAAACCATCAATCTTACAGGCGTACTTGGATGCTATTGCATTCCAAAACTCGCCGGAGATGATGGGGTACCTAAGAACGGTAATCAAATACACAGGTTTAAAACTGGGTAGATTACTTGATGAAGAGCTGGCTACTACTAATGTAGCAGTACCAGGGTCTACATCTCTGAAGTTAGGCCGTTTAGCAGAGAAACTCGAGGCAGCAGGGAAGGTTAGAATCTTCGCGATAACTGACATCTGGACACAATCTGCCCTCCGTCCGCTCCATGACTTATTATTTAAGTTATTGGGGAAGATAGAGGAAGATGGTACATTTGATCAGTTGCGTCCGGTTCACAATTTGCTTAGTAGATTGAATAATCAATCTTACATAGCAAGTTATGATCTTTCCGCTGCAACAGATAGGCTCCCCATAAAGTTTCAGACGGATTTACTAAGCTTATTTATAAGCCGTGAATTCGCTGAAGCCTGGGCTAACTTACTCGTACAACGAGAGTGAATCTACAAGGACATTAAGTCCAAAGTGGAAACACCCTTGAAGTATGCAGTAGGCCAACCTATGGGGGCCCTGTCTTCTTGAGCTATGCTGGCTTTGAGCCATCACTTTATTGTCCAAATCGCCGCAAGGCGATGTGGTTTTAAGGTATGGTTCAAGGACTATGCCATCCTGGGAGATGATGTTATTATCGCACATGAAAATGTTGCGAATAACTATCTTACAATCATGTCGGACCTTGGACTTGAGATTAATCTCTCAAAATCCTTGGTATCGAGAGCAGGTGTTTGCGAATTTGCAAAACATCTACTTTCTACCGAACATGACTTCTCACCAATAGGTCCTAAGTCTGTGATGGGATTCCAGTATCATTGATCTGGAATCTCAGCTCTAGTCTTAGATCTCATAGGTAAAGGGGGTGATGCTAAACAATTACTTTTAACCAAGCCTGAGGAAATGAAATCATTTCCTCGGGTGGTTCAGAACAAACTAGTCAACATATTATATATGTTGTCTGGTGCGTTTGGACTGGTTAAAGACTCGTTGGATCTTACTCCACTTCTTTCGAAGTTGGTGGTAGATTCGCTGAGCGAGTCTCAGAGAAGTAATCTCTTTGCTTTAATAAAAGAGTTTATGCAATCTCATTTCTTGAGAGAGCATTACTCTGCATTAGAGCATAACTCTAACACCTTTAGTAAAATCAAAATGAATTTACTAAAGGCGAAGGAGAAGGGATTACCCCTCGGTAAAGCGTCTTCCGAAGAAATGCTACGGATGCTGAGTAATTCAGCATTCCGTGGTAAATCTCCGGAGATCGGCTCTTTTGAAGACCTAAGGTTGTTCTTGTCGAATAACTATGGTGTTTCAATCAATCGGATTGTAGATCCTTTTGACATCGGACCAGTCAGTAGATCGAAAGTCTTAGCTGCTTATCGTTTTGATAAGGAGTTTATGGACTTTATCGCCTACAGAGACCGAGATCTGTTCTTTTCATTGCTGAAAAGTCAGGCCGCAGTCATTGCGTTAAATGACGGGTTCCCC